TGACGGTGATGATGATACTCTGTCATACTTCTCACGTCTCGCAAATGAAGACTAGAAGTTAGAACAAAAGTCTCTGGTTTTCTCCTTTCGGCTAGAGACTTTTAAACCCCCGGCAGTTTTCATGGTCTGCCGGGGGTTTTTATTATCAATCTACTGTCAGACGTTCTGCTTTATCCGCTGCTGATGGCATTCCTAAATCAAATCTCTGATTGACATTAGATGTAGATGATGTAGAGCTAGGTGCTACAATGATAGGAGCGCTACCAGCAGACTGCATTGCTGATAAGTTCTGTTCTGCTAATTTTAACATTTGAGCAGATAATTCGCTTTTTATCGATTTTTCCATTTCTTTGGCTTCTTGATATGCCATATAATCTGGACTTAATTCTGTAGTACCAAATCCGTAAAGGCCAGTAGTTGGTGCAAAGTAGTTAGATGATCCTGAATTGAATGAACTTCCCTTATAAGTGTCTAATGCGTTGAGAATTCTTCTGCTCTCATCGACTAATTGCTTTATTTCTTCATTCATAATAAATCTTGGAGTAAATCTCGTTCTATCCAATATCTTTTGGAGCTGTTCACGGTCAATTTCCATTATAAGTTTATCTTCAATTGGATGAAGAGGAATACCCTGTTCTATCTTTTCTAGCGCAGTATCTATTGAAAATTCTGGCTGAATTGTTCCGTCAGCAAGTTCAGTTGGAGTGAGCAAAAATGGAATTGCCCCAGCGGCGCCTCTACCAGCAATTTTTATTCCTTGTCCAGCAAATTTTGCGCCAGTTGATGCAGTTTTACCTGCACCTCTAAGAAAGTTTCCGATTCTTTGTGATAGAGAAGGCTGTTGCTGTATTTGAGTTAACCTTTGTGCAGTAGAAAATCTTTGCTGTGCAGCATTAGCCGCTGCGGCTCTCTGAGCTGCTATTCGAGCTGCTTTTAATTGTCTTGCCTCATCTAATCCTCCTCCCGTACGGCGAGGGCCATTAGTAAATCCTTTTACATAATTCATAGGATTTACTACTGAAGCAGTCATTAATCCCACACCTGCTCCGACCCCACCCAGAGTGTACAATCCTAATGCGGCATTTTTTGCAGCAGCTCTATCCCGTGCATCTACAACCCCGTCATCATTTTGGTCAACATTCTGATCAAATCTGTCGGGCTTAAGCCATGAAGGTAAAATAGCAACAAAGGATGCAGATATAGCTTCACCAACTACCTTACCAACCTCTTTTAATCCTCTTTGGAACTCGGGATTTTGGAACACTGTTTCGTTAATAAGCTTTACTGATTCTGATAAGAGTCCGCCAATAGCTTCTCTTAATTCTTTATTCTGAAGAATGTATGCGGCAACCGCTGCACCGCCTAGTATTTTTAACAGTAGTGGGGTTTGTCTTTTTACAGATTCTGCTACATTACCAGCAGCCCGAGCAAACCCCATTGCTCTGTTTTCTCTTCTAGATTCCCTACGTTGCTCCAATTCATCTAACTTCTCTCCCTTAGCAATTCTGAGAAATGAGGCAAATCGTTTGTTTAAAGAATCTACCGCTTTGGTAGTCTTTTCCTGCATCTCGTTTTGGACCGTAAGGGTCTGGTTGATATCAGCTAACGTTATCATCTGGCGTTTCTCGCTTTCTGTTTCTCGGCTTCTTCCCTAAGATTATTAACCAGCATAGCTAGATAAATCTCCCTCTCCCACGGCATCATATTCTCGATTTCTGTTAAAGAATAATTAAAATAATGTATAAGCTGAAAATTTGTTTGATACAAATTAACCAGCGATTCATGAGAGAGGCTTATTAGAAAAAATCGTCTGTTCCTCTAAGGTTTACGGTATTGGGCTCTTCACATGATGTGCAGTTAAATTCAATTTTATGTTTAAGTTGTGGAATTCCATCCACAAACTTTTTCAAGTCATTAAATTGTTTACTGTTTAGAGAGTTGATAAAGTTATCAATTTCTTCCTGCGACTCGTCCGCCAGATCAATACGATCATTTTCCGTTACCAAGGCCTTGATACACATAGAGATAGATTTAAAGGTCATATCGGTTACGGACATGTCTTCACTAAAAAGATTCACATTAATAATGTCTCTAACACTAGGGTATTTCATTTCAAGAGTGTACTTATTGTCTAACTGTATTGTCTTATCCTTCTTTGGAACAGCAACCTTGACATCTTGAAGATCGACAGTGATATCATTATATTCCTCACACTTCTTACATTTGATCTTAACGTCTGATGTTTCACCAACAGACTTCGATCTTAATTGAAGAAAAATATACTCAATATCAAACAGAGGAAGAGTTGACCAATTAATACTGTCTTCCACGCATGCTTCAATAGTGTCAAGAATAGAATTCATAATCATCTTACCATCTTGGGATTCCATAGCAAGAAGTAGAACTTTTTCCTCTTTAATTAGAAAAGGTCTGAATCGAATCTCTTGTCCGGTAGATGGTATTTTGGTAGAATATTTTACCGTATCATTTAGTTTAGGTAAAGCCATTATGTACTTTCTCCATTATTATAAGGTTGGTCCACCGGCTAAGGTTCTTCCTCTGATAGATGGACTATTATTTTGAGCAACAGGTTCCCATACAGTGTATGAGAGTTGAACACTCAATTGCACAAGTTGATTTTGAGCATCATCACCAAGTTCAATTGCTTGCATAGTTGTAGGAAATGCTTTGATAAGTTTACAAGCATAGACAACAGAATCATCACCATGATTTAGCTGTTGAATAATCACTTCTTTTGCATACTCGTTTTTATATGCAACTTCATATAAAGACGCACCTGGATTGATAATCTTTGACTGCCAATTTTCAAAATAATTTCGCATAGAATAATCTTGTGTCAACAAAAATGTAAGATTGACATCTTCAGATAGAAATCCATATGGCATTTTCTGTGTCATCATACCAATAGTTCTTTCATTGGTAAGCATCTGTCTGCCAGGAATATTAGTTGCTCTACAAAGAGTCGAAATAGTTTCACCGTCTACACCAAACTCTGCTGGCAAGATAACCTTGTATCTGTCAGCACGGGAAACGCCTTTAGAGAGTTTTCCTTTTAGGTCTTCAATACTAGCCATTTAAGCTCTCATCTTTCTTCTAGAATCTCTGTATATTTTTGTGCTGCTTGCCTTTTCAAAGTCTGCTGTTGGCAAGAATGTTGCAATCTCCCACTCAGGCGCTTCTACTTTAGCAAACCTAGACCTTACATGAGCAGAGAGATATCTTTTGAAACAAGGTCTAAATGCTCTTAGTTTAGATGCACCTTTTAGCATTTCATATGATAATCTAAAACGAGTGCTTTCATCATATCTTTTATTATTTAGATTGTCTAACAGCGCATCAAGAAATTTGGCACGAACATCTAGTGGTAGATAGTGTAAGTTTAGACCATAGAAACCTTTAGGCGCTCTATCAACCAGAATAGTCAGTGGAAATCTATCGTAGTAAGGTAATGTGTCTTTTGTTTTTGGATCATAAAAATACATAAACATATCACCAACTCTGGGTCTATTCTTTAGAGTTAGACTTTCATCACGCAATAGATCACGTCTACTAGGGCTAAGTTTCTGTGCTTTGTTACGAAACCAAGCCATAGACTCTTTAGACCTAGGAGTGATGCCTTTACGGAATGCCTCAATTTCTAGTTTCTGAAAAAGATTAGACATTTAGAATTTTTTCCCCATCTTCTTTAGTGTATGTTCTGTCCATATCTGAAAGTGCCATCCTTTGTCCAGACAATACTCCTGTGCTGCTTCCCATTTACATTTATTTTTTACATACTCTAAAGATTCTGATATAAATCGCTTTGTTCTGCGTGTACCCTTTGGTGGTTTGGTTTGCTTATCTGGTTTGATTTCAACCAAAATAGTTCTACCGTCCTTCATATTTAGTTTTAAATCAACAAAGTATCTATGATATTTATTATCAACTGCACTAATATATGGTATTACTGTTTCTTCTGATGACCACGACTTGATATCATCTTGATCTTCACACCATTTGAATGCCCATTTCTCCCAATGAGAACGATAAATAACTTGTGTATGATCGCCATCGTATTTTTTGGGTTTTCTAACTTTATATTTTCCCGAATAAGTTTTCATAACACCATATAAATAATTTACAACTAACAATATTTATAGGTATATTCAAGTGGCATTTAATTTTCCATTAGAGGGTAGCGGTAGTGACGAAAAGTATGCCGGTGCCATCAGTTTTACCGCAATCAATACGTCTACAGGTGCGCAACGTGCAGAGGCCGCTGGAATTGATCCAAACTCTCCTCTAACATCTTCTGTTGTGGGATCAAATACAGTACAGACATATGGCAATACTGTAAATCTATATCTGCCACAGGGTATTACTATTTCAGACGGCGTTGGTTATGAGAACACGGACTTAGGTATTATTGGTGCAGGTGTAGCATATGGCGCAGAAGCAATTTCGAGTAAAGGTGCTACGGCAGGCATATCTCAAATTCTATCAGATGCAACATCTACTGTAGATAGATTTAAATCTAATTTTTCAGGTACTGAACTCGCCAAATATGCACCTGCTCTTGCAGAAATGTTTCCTGGTGTAGGTTCTGCTGTAGCAGTAGGTACAGGTATTACAGCCAATCCACATAGACGCTCTATCTTCAAAGATGTTGCGCTGAGGCAGTTTTCTTTCAACTTCACTATGCAACCTACGTCTGCGGATGAAGCAAATGTAATCAAAGAAATCGTGCAGTTTTTTAGAGTAAACTTATATCCTGAAAAGTTAGGACAAATTGCATATAAGTTTCCAACAAAGTTTGAAATCAAGTTTACTTATGGTGGTAAAGAAGTGGCAAATAAATTACTTCCTTGTTATATGACTTCAGTGCAAACTCAATATAATCCACGATCAAGTTCTTTTCATACTGGAGGAGAATTTACAGAAACTGGTATATCTTTGACATTCCAAGAAGAGACCACGCTGGATAAACAAAAGATTGCAGAGGGTGGTTACTAATGTCATATTTCAATAATTTTCCTTTTGTCAATTATACGTTTGGTAATGAAGCTGGATCTACAATATTTCAGAATATGGGAGTCTATGTTGATCTTATTGATCTAGCAAAAGACAATTCATCTTTCTATAACTATTATAATATACAGAATGGTGACAGGCCTGATCAGGTATCACAGAAGCTTTATAATAGAACTGACCTACACTGGACATTTCCTATTATGAATGATAATATAAAACTACAGGGATGGCCTCTGAGTTATAATGACTTGGTTGCAAAGATCAAAGATAACTATCCTAATAAGACTATTGTGACTAGAACAGATATTTCAGATAAGTTCAAAGTTGGTAGCATTATTACAGGTAGCTCAACACAGACTAAAGCCAAAATTCTCAGAAAACGATTGGACTTTGGTCAGATTATTGTGGGTAGGGTTTCTGTTGATAATCAGATAGCACTTACAACAGATGTGAAAGGTTATGTAAAGTTACAACTCTCTTCTCCATTTCAAAGATTTGTTGAACTAACAGACTGGATTATCACCAAAGCTGGTGTAACAGTAGGTGCGCCAACAATAGTATCTGGTGGCGAAAATCACACTTATGTTGAATATAACTTTGGTCTAGCAAATGCTAATACAGAATACGTTTTCAATACAAAAGTTATTAACTATGCTGACACTCTAGAGTTTGTTGATGGTGAACAAATTACCACAACAGAAGATAATGTTACTCAGTCTGCGATTATTGACTCTGCTGTTTTAGAATATTATGCAGTGCATCATTATGAAGATGTAGATGGTAACTATATTGATATTACACCAAATGCACCTTTTGTGCAGAGAACAAGTTATACATTTCAGTTGAACTATTCTACCGTGAACTTTGCTAATCCTGATCCTGTTCAGTTAGCAACAGACATTTATAATGCAACTCTAGCATCTTTGGTTACAAATATTGAAATTTCTTCTACTAGTAGCTATAATTCTGTTATTGATCTGTCTAATGTTCAGAGAAATATTGATCAAGGACACTATCAGCTAAATGGGCAAATCTTGCAGTTGGGAGCAGCTATTCAGTCTTCTGTTGCAGATACATCCACACCCACCAACGCACTTGATATTTTCACTATCTGGGCAACCGAACTTCCAACAGCTACTAGTGATCCTACATTTGCAAATCACGTATTTACAGAACTATCAACAGCATGGGCTCTTAGTGATAAAGATGCCGAAGGCAACGCAACAGTGCAGTTTCATTCGTTCTTTATTATTGATAATCAACTAAATGTTGCTCCTGATACTGGTCAGTTTGGCCAGACATTTGAATATGTTGTAGGAGGTGAAACTCTATACAAAAATACATATGGTAATAATGGCACTTTTACAACAACTACGCCTCCTCCTGCTTCTAAGAGTGATGCTTGGAATGACATTGCAAATCAGCTAGAGTCATATATTCAGCAGAATCTTTCTGGATTAGCACCTGCAAATATTATTCCTATTACATATTTTGATAGACATGAAAAAAGTAATACAGCACTCAAATCTATTCGTGTATTGAAGCCATCTGCTATAGAAGAAATTGTCAAAAGCTTCAATGATATTCTTATTGAGTCGCAAGCAACTAACACTGGCGAACAGTCTTCGGTGAACACAGTGCAAAGTGGAACAGGGTCCTCTGTTGCGTCTACTACTTCTACGAGCATCAATATAACATCATCTAACAGTAGTTCTGGTGGTTATTACTAATGGCAGGTATTGCAAATACACCATATGATTATGGTAAATATGATATAAAAATAACGAATGCTGCTGGCAAGCAAGTTGATATATCACGTCTTGTAATTGAGTTGAACGTTTTTGAAAGTCTACTTGATCCATTTATATCAGGCAGCATTCTTGTTATTGATTCATCTAATGTTAATAATTATCTGAACTTTCTTGGGCAAGAGACTGTAACGATTTCAGTTACCGATATTAATAACAGGCCTGTAATTTCAGGTAAAACATTTGCAGTAACAGGCATTCGCAAGCAACAAAAAGTCAACGATTCAACATCGGGATATGTAATAACCTTTAGCAGTATACACATGTATATTAATAAAAAGACTAGATTTAGCAAGAAATATGAAGGCAAGCCTGAGTCTATTATTCAGTCTATTTCAAATCAAATGCTTGGTGTTCCTGTAAGTGGCGGTGGTTCTGCACAAAGTAATATGAGAGTTATTATACCTTTTACTATGTCGCCACTAGAGTCTATGACTTGGCTGAAAAATAGAATGACTACATCTAGTGGTGTTCCGTTCTTTATGTTTGCAAACTCACTCTATGAGTCTAATGATAGACTAGAACTGAAAAGTCTTCAAGAACTTCTTGGTCAAGATTCTTTCAACGTTCAACCATTTAGATACAGTTCTGCAACAAAAGACAAATACTCCAAATATACAACTGAAGACTTTGAATCGCTAAAGCACAAGATAGCATCCATCGAAATACTTGAAAATGAAAAGGCGATAAGCATCATGGAAGATGCTGGCTATGGTGCGCACTATCTCTGGACAGATACTATAGAAGATAAAGCAGAAGAAAAGCACTTTATGATTACAGAACCTTTGGGTTCTTTACCTAAGCCTAATGGTGTAGATGATTATATACCTTCTTTGCCAGGTGAACTGGGCAAGCCATTACATCAAAGCAATAGTAGATATATTTCTCAGATAACAACTAAAAAACTGTTTGAAGGTATCTTCTCTTATAATGAAGAAGAGTCTATAGAAAAACATCAATATAAAGCAAAGAGCAAAGGCATGAAAGCATTTATGTCTAAGCTTGCTGTCTCTATGCAGATGCCTGGCTTTGCTTTTATGGAGCATGGTAATGGTATTATAGGTAGAAATCAAATTGACATTGTGGTACCAAAAGACTTGCCAGTAGAAGATGAAACTTATACAGAAAAGAAGATGGAAGATAAAAAGCTTTCTGGTAGATATCTTATTCTGAATCAAAGAC